AGGAAATCTTGCTTTTCAACAAGCGCCTTGATTTGCCGAGCATAAACATAGTCGTTAGTTTGGTCCTTGTCCAAAGTGAGAGGATCTATAAGAAAATCCGATACCTCACGATAGGCACCCTTACTGATCAGGCCGTTAAGAGCCTTACTCAGAGGGCCGCCCAGACGGGCACATTCGTTAGATAGTTCCCGGACAAAGGCGAGGGTTTCACCCCGCCCTTTTGTTGCTTCAAACGCGTACATAGCTCCTCCTTATAGAGCTTGTTTACGTGAGTCCCCTAAAGGCATTCAGCCTAGTTGGGGAGGATCAGGCTAATGAACGCCTGCGGGACGGGCAGCACAGAAGCTGCCCAAGCACCCGCTGCGGCGTTGTTCGCCAGAGTACCGGTATTGGTGGAGCTGGAAGCTCCCTGAACAATACCGATCAGCATCCGCAAGAGGTTCGCTCGGTCAGCGGTCGTCGACCGCGCCGGTGCAAACATCGTGACAATGCCAACCATGGTATAAGCCACAGCCGGTGGTGCCACGTAACCTGCGGAAGTTCCCGAAGCGCCCAGGGTCTCCATCACGGGGACCTCAAGCTTCGCTGTTGCCTTGTAGTCACCTGACTTTACTCTCTCAATAGAGTAGACAAGTCTGGGCTGACCGTCAACCGGTACGCCACTGACAGCCGCCCGCCAAAGCGGGAAGGGACTGTCCGTGATCGGCTGCAAGGTGAACTCTGTCGGAGTTCCATCGTCCTTGACGAGAAGATTCGTCATCGCACCCATTATAGGGGTATTCCTTATGATGTAAAGTTAGAACACACCTGCTTCCCCTCATTTTGAGGTTGGCAGGGAATAGTTTTAACCGAGTCGTTGATGGATAAGCGCCACAGCGTTCAAGATGCGTTTAGGCGATAAAGCCTTTGGCAACTTATTGAACGAAGGGTGCGGGATCGACAATGAGCCTCCGACCGTCCGCTGAGTGCGGAAACGGAGTTCGCGTTTATTACACGCGGCATAGATGGTCCAGTTGTTATTCGCTGGGTTAGTACCATGCGAAATCGGACCACTCTTCTCACTGCCTCTCAGTGTTGTGCAGAACCGTCCATCGAGCGCCGGGATTACTCCCCACGCACCGATGTAAGTCCCGACCGGTATAAACCAGTCTACAACAAAGGAGTACGGAACCAGTTCCCATGCAATTTCTGCAGGGTTAACCAGCCCTAACGAGCGCTGGAGGGAAAGATCTTCCCTCAGCTCACAAGTGATACACTTAGAATAAGTGGCACTTGCCTCATGTAGGTAGTTCGCAAGCGAAGAACTCGCTTCAAACGTTATCCGCTTCGTAGGAGATTTAGCAGAGAACTGTAAACGCCTAGGACCGGTTACGGCTTCGAGAGCTTTAGCAGCCTCGTAGCTTTGGTCGATCAAGGGCATAAAAGCGTACTGCGTCTCCAACCATCGTCCCGAGAGATCTTTAGCGTCTAAACGCTTTGTATCTCTACTACCGCGCCCCAATTGCCTAGTAACATCGCCTATTCGGCCATGCTTAAGGCTATGGAGCGCCGACCCGATAGACCGTAAGTTCTTCACGACTGTCCCGTAGGATTTCGAGGCCTCGGCAATATTAACGCCAAGGTCAAAGGAGTGACCCCTAATAACTTCAGATAGCTTTTCGAGCAGTCTGAGATCATCGTTGTTACTCCACCCTACCGCAGATGCAATCTGCGCAAGCGTCCAGGCCGGCAAATTAGCCGGAGAACGCCCAAAGACAGTTGGCGGCGTTTGCCGCCATTTTACGTGTTGAAGCTCGTAGTTGTTCCACTTGGTTCGGATTCCTCCTTGCCAAGGTTCGGTTTTCCCGTTCGTCCCCGTCCAGCTCTTAAAGCCGTAAAACGGGGACTCGCTGGAATTTACACCGACGGTCCAACTACCGGTCGTCATTCGACTGTGAAATTTGTGTTTCGAGGGCCTTGTAGACCATATCCAAGCTGACCTGACCGTTCGTAATCCATGCAAGAAGCATGGACACTAGAGTCAAAGTCATGCCAGTGGACAGGCAAATCGTACCAGTTACCTGTGACCCCC